TAAGTTTAAATATAGATAATGGTATTTTTTTTAAACGGTCGTTTAGGACAGGAGAGGGATATGATAAATCAAGATATGTAATATTCATGTTCCTAACACCGAGGTTACGAAGTTCCTGGGGAACGTTGGATCTGGAGTTACTCATATACATTTACCTATTATTATTATTGACATTCGTACGTCTACTCTGAGCGGCGTTACCCGCCTTTTTTCGAATGGTTTTTGGTGTGTTTGGTGTTTTTGGTTTGTTCGTTGTTTTTGGTGTTTTTGGTTTGTTATTTATTTTCGTCTTGTTTAGTTTTTTCGCGAGAGTGTTTGGTGTGTTTGGTTTTACAAACTTGACGAAATTTATGTTTCTTCTAAATAATGGTTGTCGTGTAAATGGATTTATAACAACATTTGTGTTTGGGTCAAGACTGTATAAAGTGTTAATATTAGTTTCTTTATTTTTCGTTTTTATCCAGTTTAGAAGTGAAGTTTCAGTTAAGTACCTATTGTATCCGAGGTTTACGGCATTATTACCGACACTAAAAATATGCCCAGATATAGGATCGTTATGTTTAGTGTTTAGGGGTACGTTTTTACGTACTATAGGTCTAAGTGGCATATGTTCAAAACGTGTCGACCTATTCTTAGTAATATTTAATCCAGATCGATCAAGTGTTCTTGGTATGATTCTAAGGTTTGGGTTACTATGTATATAAATGGATTCCAGGTTTGGAAGACGACCGATCTCATCTGGTAACGAGGTTAACTTATTAAAGCCTAAAAAAATTATCTCGAGTTTTTTAAGCTTACCGATCTCTTTTGGTATCGATGTTAATTTATTAGCAGCCAATCCAAGTGCACGAAGTTTTTTAAGGTTACCGATTTGTCGTGGTACCGATTCTAAATTATTACTTGACAATTTAAGATCTCCAAGTTTTGTAAGTTTACCGATTGATTCTGGTAACGAATTTAATATATTATTTTCCAAACCAAGCACCTGTAGATTTTTAAGGTTACCAATAGATGATGGTAACGAGGTTAAACGATTACCCTCCAACTCAAGTACCTGTAGATTTTTAAGGTTAACAATAGATGATGGTAATTTGATTAAACTATTACCAACCATCGCAAGAAACTGTAGTTTTTTAAGGTTACCGATTGATTCTGGTAATTTGATTAAACTATTACCACCGAAATCAAGATTCACAAGGTTTTTAAGGTTACCAATTGATTCTGGTAATTTGATTAAATTATTACCGTTCAAATAAAAATTCATAAGTTTTTTAAGGTTACCAATTGATTCTGGTAAATTGGTTAAGTTTCTACGTGATATATCAAGGGATGTAATATTCATGTTCCTAACACCAAGGTTACGAAGTTCCTGGGGAACATTGGAGTTGTAATTGGAGTTGTAATTGGAGTTGGAGTTGGTGTTACTCATATACATTTACCTAGTATTTTTTCTCACTTTATGATAAGATGATAGTTGCTTTACTCCTCCTTATCATAAATATATTCATATTGATGAATACGAGAGAACCGGAAAAATTAACCGAGGTTCGTGAAAAGTATCGAATCCTCAGGGAGAACCTAAAGGAATCTGGTAATGAAAAGTTTGAAATGTTACACGATGAAGTTCCTATAACTGCGTATTATAAGATGCGAGGATCTGTTGGATATAATACAAATAAGGGTAGAAACATTGGTTTATGTATAGATGGTGAGACGAACGAAATATTTCACGTTTTATTACACGAACTCGCGCACTGTACCGTAGATGAATATTCACATAGTAAAAAGTATTGGGACAATTTTAGGGAATTGAAAGGTATATGTGTAAAATTGGGTATATATAAACCTATACATGAAAAGACTGAGTTTTGTGGCAAACATGTTCAGGATAAATAATCTATGCTTAAGTTAATATAAAATGGCGGCAGCATCGAAAAAAGATCTTTTTTTAATGATATTATTATGGAATGCGGTTCTTACTTTATCGAGTGTTCCACTTCTTTCCCAGGATCCATGGGTAAATATGACATGGATAACACTCATACTTCCTAACGTTCTTGGATTCATGCCAAGAGGTGGACCTTTGTGGGGTAGAATGGCGCTTGATGCTCCATTCATGTTATTGGCAACGGCTATTGCTTTTATAACGTCTCTTATTGCGTCTAAAATAAAGGCGTCGATTAAAAACGATTTTAAAAATTACGGTAAAACTACAAGAAGTACAGGCAATGTTCTTGCGCTTCGTGCAGGAGGATTACTCGCTGGTTTCCTGATAGCTTATATGATATTAGGAGAAGATAGTGTATATTCTCACTTTAACAATGGTAACATGGAAGTTTCTGCTTAAGTGTATTTATTAATAACTAAAAATGCAATTGCAGCGACTGCACCAGTAGATGCTAAACCAATCATACTTCGATTCCCTTGGTCGTTAAGAAATTGTGGTACAAAGTTCGCGAGTTTTTCTTGAACTGGCTTACTAATTGCTATTGCAGTACAAATAGCGACGACGAGAGTTTGAAATTGTTCATCGGTTAAATTAAATGGGTTTTCGTTACCCCCTTTTTTCTTGTTTTCACTTTGTTGAGAAACTGGTTGTTGTGCCATCATCATTGGGGATTGCATTTGTGATTGTGTCATTCTTGGATCTTGTGCCATCATTGGTGGTTCGAGTGGTGCTTCTGGCTGGCTTATTATATCGGAAATGGGAGTAGAGTCCATAGTCTGTTTATTTTCACTCATATTTTTTTCAGGCATAATATTCGGCGGTTGTGGTGCTCCATTTGGTATAAAATTCGTTGATTGATTATTATTTAAATTGACCATACCGTCATTAGAATCCGATAAATTCATTGTATATACGTCCGTCATATATTATAGAAAACTTTTTTTCGTTTTTAATGATTACGCATTACCCTGGATTATTTACGTAACGTATAATTTGGGTATAAACACCCAAATGTTTTTATAATTCTAGGTAAATCGTTTAGTTCGTCGTATTGAGACATGTCATGATCTATGAAAACTGTTTGTGTTTCATGACATATGTCTATCAATACACGATATCCATCGTCTCGATCTGGTGTTTTGGTATATATTGGTATAAGTGCGGGTCGTGGTAATGATATATGATTTAATGCTGAACTTATTTTTCTAGAAAAAAGTCTTATCATTTCTTTTTAATAATTTTTAATGGTGTTGTTTTTTTAACTGTGTTTCTGTCACCTAATTTAAAGTTTCCATGTTTTGGATTAAACATTTTCTTATGTGTTTGCCAGTATTGAGGTGCTCCTACCTTGAAGTTTTTCCTAAGCTTTGCTTTGTACCAAAAAACACAATCTTCTATCCTGTTACTTTTTGATGTATTATCTAAAACTAAACATTCGTAATTTTCAGTGCACGAATCCATGACCTTATTGAACATGTCAAACGTTGGAAAAATACCGAAAAAGGATTTGTATAACTTTTCCCGGTTCTGTATGATATTTTCACGAAGAATGAAAACGTAATCAACGTTTGCTCTAAGCGCTGGTGGTAAATCCATACAGTATTGCATGGTTAGCATAAAAAATATTTTCCAGTGTCGTCCATTCATAAAGCATTGGCGGATACACGTATCTTTCATAAACTTAGAATCATACATACAATCGTCTAAAAGTAGGAATGCACCACAATTGGTTCGACCTGCACCAACGAGTTTCTTTTGTCTATCCATAACACGTTCTATAGCTTCCCTATCGTAATCTGAATAAATGAATAGGTCAGGAACGTACTGTTGATAATAGTGATTACCTTCTTCAGTTGCTGATAAGACTATTCCTGCTGGTAAATGTTTCTTGTGATATAAGATATCCGTAACGAGTGTTGATTTTCCAGTGTTACGCTTACCTATAAAAACACAGACCTTATCATCAGCCATACCTTCAGGCTTGAATTTTCGAAGTTGAAGATTCATTTAACTTAATGCCTCGTTTTATTTTATAAAATTTTACTCACATAGAGTAAGAATGGCTGGTCGATTAAACCTTGCTGTCACGGGTATCCAGGACCAATGGCTTACTGGCGAACCTGAGTTTTCTTATTTCCTCATGAATTTTAAAAGACACACTAAATTTTCCATAGAACCTATAGAAACGCCTTTTGATGGTTCTATTGATTTTGATACGGCTTTGGAGTGTCGAATACCCCAAAATAAAGGCGATCTTATTCGGAATATGATGTTTAAATTTACTTTACCTCAACCTAAACAAGTGGATAAAACATTTACGGTTACTGTGAGTGGTGGTAAGTTTTATATAGACGGTGTTCAACAAGATACAATTACACTTTACGAAGGTACTACGTATACATTCAATAACGCAGACCATGCATCTCACCCTTTTAGGTTTTCGGAAACGTCGGATGGTACTCACGGTGGTGGTTCAGAATACACAACAGGTGTTACGAACGCGGGGTCTGCTACTGTTACTTTTGTACCTGCTGATGGAGCTCCATCAACTTTACATTATTATTGTGGCGCACATTCTGGTATGGGTGGAACTATAAATGTACGTCTTCTTAGGTATAGGGAATCTATTGCTTCGTATATTATAGACTATGCAGATTTACGTATAGGTGGTCAAACTATAGAGCGTATAACGGGTGATTATATATACATGTATAATCAGATACACAGTAACGAAGATGATATTTTACAAACCCTTTACTTTTTATCGGGGCATGGTAATCGTATATCTGTAACGTACGATTGGGATTATAGTGTTTTTTTACCGTTTTACTTTTTTAGACACCCAAGTTTAGCTATACCTGTATGCGGACTTACTAAACAACTTGTAGATGTACGAATAAAGTTTAAGAAACTGGATGATGTAACTGAATCGTTAAACAGATCGGATTCTTCTATATCTGATCCACCAACGGGTATAACATCTGAACTTAAAAAGGTTTCGCTCGTGAATGAGTTCTTTTTTATTACAGAGAATGAAAAGAATTTTATATTATCAAGACCAATTGAGTATGTTATTACACAACTTCAAAAATCGGAATTTAAATTTAAAGCTGGTGAATCTAAAAAATCTGGTATGCTTAATTTTAAACACCCCGTTAAGGAAATGTTTTTTCTTGCGGTGAGCGATGATGTACATAAGTATGAAACGATTAAACAGGTTACCATGAAGTTTAATAATAATACGATCGTAGACGCTGATACTTTAATGTTATGTTACGAACAACCCCTTAAATATTATACGGGTATAACGAACGGTAATTTCGGTGTGTATAGTTTCTCAATGAATCCAGAAACGTATTACCCTACCGGGCAAGTTAATATGAGTAGAATAGCACACAATTTAATAGAAATAGAACTCGATACACCAGATGCTAATTTTGGACACAAAGTATATGTATATGCAGTAAACTATAATGTTTTGCGCATTGAGAGCGGGCTTGGTGGTTTAAAATTTTAGTCATATATAATAGTAATGGCTGGTCGTGTTCAATTAGAAATATCTGGCCCACAGGACGCCTTTTTTACGGATGATCCCGAATATACGTACTTCGTAAAAAATTTTCAAAAACATACAAATTTTGCACCTTTTTTCCACGATTTAGATGTGGAAGGTGAAGTTGAGTTTGGTAGTACGGTAAGGTGTACTATACCACAAGATCAGGGTGATCTTATCAAAACTGTAAGTTTGAAGTTTGAGTTATCTAGCATACAACAAAATTTGATTAATGGTATAGATGGTATAGGTTACATCGAGTCTATAGGACACGCTATTATTGAGTATGCTGAAATATTAATCGGTGGTAAGGTTATTCAGCACATACCAAGCGATTTTTTAGCGATTTACTTTGATAATTATGTAACGCATACAAAACAAGAAAACCTTGCTAAACTTGTTGGTAAGCCTCCTATAGAGGCATCTGGTACTCCTGTCGATTCAACATCAATAGGGGGGTATTTAGGACTTGCTACGTCTAACCAAAAATTTTTCGTCGATATCCCCTTTTATTTTTATAATAATCCCGAACTTGCTATTCCTATTTGTGCTATAGATAAACAAGAAGTTGAGATTGTTATTAAACTTAGGGAACGTGGTGATTGTGTATGGGGTTATAGTGCTTCACAACCCAATTATATATATTATTTAGCTGATTATGTACGTACAAAAGGTCTCATTAAAGACATGAAAATAACGACCGAAATGGTATCTTTGGATAGTGAAGAAAGGGCTAAATTGAAATCTGAAAAAATAGATTATACAATTACACAAATTCAAGAATATAAGGATATAATACCCCAGGATCCAGATATTAGTAGTCTAGTAAATACAACACATAGACTTAATTTTACAAACCCTGTAAAGGAACTGTTTTTTATAATTCAAAGAATGAGAAAAGTGACAGGTGGTAAGTTTGTTAGTAATTTTGATTACGATTCACTTTTTCAATTATATAGTACCACTAATTCATATACGAATTTTGAACATTTACAAAGACTTGCTTTAACCTTGGACGATTCTGATGTTATCGAAGGAGCTTCCGGTGAGATTATAAATTTACGCGCAGTTCAAAGTGGAATACATCACACTAGAACACAAGTGTTCAGGCGATACTATTCGTACAGTTTTGCCTTAGAACCCGAACGTTGGTATCCAACAGGTCAAATCAACTTTAGTATGATTAAAGATCAGATACTCAAACTTACAACAACACCCGATAACTATTGTAAAAGAGAGCTTAGAGTTTTGGCGCAAAGTTATAATATACTCCGAGTGGAGAACGGTATAGCTAAAACAATATACAATACATAATGAATTTACTTGAAAAAGATGCACAGGATAACATCGTAGAACAGATACAACAATCTGCTATAGACGTTGTTCAACCAGTTATGGAACAGTCTATGGTTCTTGCAGCAGAATACGCTAAAGCGTGTGGTCGTGATACTGTATTAGGAAGAGACCTTGAATATGCGATGAAATATTGTGCAATGAATGAAGTTGGTAAAAAGACGGGTTCGTACTTTCCAGAGATTTACGAAGAAGATGAAGAGAGTTGTAGCGAGGATGATTTGGAAATTATAGATGAATGTGATGAAGATATTGAGTTTGAAAGATACTCAGGGCGAGACTATAAATTTGTTAAAATGAACATGGCACATGATAATTGGGGTACGTGGGTGCCGAAAAATCCGACAGAACAGATGTTAAAAAATGCTATAGATAATAATGAACAACTCGGGTCCTGAAGGTTGGTCGTCTAAATCTGGGTATTTTAAATTATCAGATGATATATCTTCGGATGGGGATATATCAGATGAAGATAGTGAGACTGAAACTGAATCGGAATCATCAGGGTATAATTCAAGTAAAGATGAAAAGCCCAGAATGATGAAAGGTTATATGAAAAATACAAAAAAGTATAAAAAAATTTTATTCGAAGATGATTTTCTCCCAGAATAAAATCTCAATTTAATATATAAAAAATGTCTGCTCAAGAAACTGCTGTACTCGTCGCCCGTGAACTCGAAGGTCAATCTCTCAACGCTATCGTTGCCGGTTTTTCCTTTGCCGCCGCCCTTTCCTGGATGGATTTGGTGAGATGGGTTGTTAACCAAATCGTCAAAGTCAACAAGAACGGTGGTATGAACTACACACTTACTGCGTTGTTCACTACTCTCTTGTCCATCTTGGTCTATGTCGCTGTCTCCCGTGTCTCTTCCAGAGTCCAAAAGCCAGCTGCGCCAATCTTCGCGGTTACTCGATAATTTTCGGTTTTTTCATAACTATGAGTAGGAATAACCCAGTTGCGACTACCAAAAAAATAGATAAAAATGAATCCCATCTATGCGGATCCTCGTATTCGGGGATACTCATAGGCGGTGGAAGAGAGTCATCTCTTCTTAGTTTAGGTATATTCTCAAATTTATCAGTAGAGCATGTTACAGCAAGTTTTAGTATATGATTTGCGTTTCTAAAATCGTATGGTATTAAACGGTTGTTACTACTATAATAAAATTTAACATGTAGATT